GTTTCCCAGTCACGATCAGACAGCTGTTCAATCCCATACTTGGCCCAGCTGAAGCGGAAAGGATCGCCGGGTCGCAGCTGGTTGGCATTCCGGTTCAGCTGCAGCGTGGCACGGAAAAGGGGCACAGACACCTGTGCACGTTCCCGTGATGCCAGATCGGTCGCCAGTGCCGTGTCATAGCAGAACGGGAAGCTGATCGTGTTGGTCAGCAGCTTGCCGATGGTGGCAACCACGGCCATGTCCTGACTGATCGCCACACGTTCACTGTCGCGATCCCGCTGGGGATACATGACCTTGACCTGTGCACGGACTTCATCCCAAGTGGTCCGGGTGAAAGACTTCACTTCAGTGATGCTGCTTTCATCGAATTCTGGCAGATCGTCCACGACATAATCTTGGCGGATCAGGCGCACCTGAATTTGACCCGTTTCAGGGTCTTGGAACATAATGCCGTCGATCTGGCGAAGGATTTCCTGAATGACCTTCCGACCATCACTTTCGTTCGACACAGCGACAGACACCCCGTTCCCTTCGCCGTGCAGCGTCACACCGGCTTGCTGGAAGGACAGGATGTCGATGTTGGATGCGTCGATCCCCAGACCGCGCCACGTGTCCGTCATGATCTGGAACATGGCTTCCATGGGGTTCATATCCAGACCGCCGTTCACGGTCCCGCTGTCGGGCAGGTTCAGTGCGTTGGTGTAGCTTTCAACCACGAAGGCGAACGGTCGAAGGTTGTTCTGTTCCCCAATTTCCGCCTGATTGAAGACAATGTGGGCCATCCCGTTATAGGCCGGAACATCACCGGCACCGATGATCCCTTCCAGATAGCCATCAGGCGTCTGGTTGAAGTTCCCGTTGTAGTAAAGGCCATTCGATACCCAACCACCACCGGACTTGTGACCGCCGAACAGGCTGGGCTTATTGATGCTGATGTTGGTGGTTGCGGCCCCAGCTGTGTCACCTTGCCAGACCAGTTCTTCATCCAGATAGATTTCCACCAGATCGACACCCGGCCCAAGGCAAAGGCCCAGATGAAGCCCAAGGAAATAGCGGTGGCCGACGATGACGGTCTTTTTGCTGAATAGGCCAGTCTTCACACGTTCTGTGATTGGCACTGTTTCAAAGTCGCCATACCAAAGGGTATTTGGACCCTTCAACCGGACCCGGCCAAGCACCAGCGGAACAGGTGCGTTTTCGGTCGCGCGGGGGAACTGGACATCATCCAGCGATCCTGCACGCGCGTTTTCGAATTCAGGCTTGGGGGCCAGCAGTGCCGTGATGATGAATGACACGACAAAAAGGGCAAGGGTGAACCAGATCATGCGATGGCCTTATGGTTTGCTTGTGAAGGGGTTGCGCGGCGGAACCAGCGGACAGCCACCATAGCGATCCCCGTTGTTGAATTTAGCTTTACACGTTGCAAAGCTGTGGTCGCAACCCTGAATGATGTCCATGGTCTGACCGACAGTGATGCTTGAAAACGGATATGTGACAGTGATGTCCAGTCCGACGATGGATGTGATCATCCGGGCTTCGCCGTTATCCAGACGGACCATGCCCCCGGCCAGATCAGCTGGCACTTGGGTGATCGCATCGGACGTGACGATGTTCCCACTGAACCCAGTCACAGTCCGGGTTTCCCGGAACAGGGCTTCATTGACCCCACACCGTGCGTCATAAAGAATGTGATTGCAGGGTGCTTGGTAGCGCGGTGAAGGCGTGGTTCCCTGCAGAATGAACCCAAAGATGGAAGGAACCCGGACCTTGGCCAAGGCACCTTCAACGGTAAAGGACGTGACCCGGCCCTTCCACAACGTGATGTTGTCGCTGGGATCGGTTTCATGGACGCGAAGGATTTCACACACCAGCGACGGCGGGGCCTGATCATAGGCATATTCCTGAACCATGGGATCAGTGAACGGAAGACTGATTTCCAGCGCCAGCTGGTTTTCTTCCTGTGTGCCGACCTTCAGTGTGTCACGCTTGATGGCAATCGGGTTATAGACTTCCCCGGCCACGGTGACGGGTTCCGCATAGGATGTGTAACGGTAGGTGTTGAACGATCCGGTGAACTTGAACACTTCAATCGGTGCGCCGCTCTGAATTCCGGTTTCATTGGCTTGATAGGTCATCAGTCATCCACTGTTTTGAAGGACCACGTGTAAAACGTATCCAGTGCGAAGTGCACGCGGCGGATCGTATCTGATCCCCGCACTTTAAGCAAGAAACTGATCGACTTCACGTTGGCAGTCAACGGATCGTTGGCCATCACCGGGTTCAAGGACAGCGTTGTCAGCGTTCCTTCAGCATTGACCGTGGCCGATTGCACAGTGTGGTAGGTCGGTTCCAGTTCATCATATTCGATCATGATGCGTTGCCACGTTTCGTGCGTGTGGAACAGATCAGCATAGTTCAGTTCGGTGACCGCGATCACCCCAGACAAAGGCCCAGCGCCGCTGTCATAGGTCAGATCGGGGAAGAAGGTGGGCAACAGCCACGCCTTGTGGGCACCACGGGCTTGGTCAATGAAGTCGCGGAAGAAGTCTTCGTCACGGGTCTTGGGATCATAGCGGGAAACCTTCCAGCGGCGCGTGCCTTCGACACGTGGGTGGGGATCACCCATGCGCTGAAGGTCGATGATGCCAGTGTCGAAGTCGATTGCATCCAGACGATAGCTGAAGTTTTCATCGGCACTGACCAGCGGTCGCCGGTCCATGATGTTGATGCCTTCCAGCTGCTGGATCACAGCAGTCGATCCCGGACGCGGAACAGCGGGTGTGCTGAAGCCTTCACAGCGAAGGGTCATCTTACCAGACACCGATTGCATGTTCAGCCCAGACCCGTTGCGAAGGACCATGGCGTGGGCCGGGTAGACATACCAAGTCGGGTCCACTTCTTCACCAGCAGCTGAACCCACGATTGCACCATCCGGTTCCAGCGCGGTGACGCTGGCAATGATGGCATCTTCCGTTTCGGGGTTCAGGACCACAAGGCTTTCACCCACACGCATCTGTGTCAGTGCCGGGTCGAAGAAATACTTGCTTCCACCAATAGGTGTGACCCCATTGATCTGGGTGGCGTGGTGATAGGCCGGGATGATGGCCTGAAGACCAAAGTTCTTGAACAGAAGGTCATATTGTTCTTTGCGATCTTCCAGATCAAGGATGTCCACGTCGAAGCGCATCGTCCGACGCGGGTTCCGACGAAGCGCGATCCGCTGTTCCTGACCGTTATAGTTGGTGATGATGTCGGTCAGATATTCCCACGTTTCCCGAACCGGAACATCCGGCACAAGGTTGAAGGTTTCGGACACGGTGGCGATCACCGGAAGGATGATGGACCCGTCACTGAAGACGAAGTTCACCAGCGCGTCGATGTTGGGTTCACCCGGCCCGATCTGCATGTTGACAGTGGCCAGTTCGTGATCCCTGATCTGATCATTGACGGCGATGTCAAAGGTCAGCACGTTTGACCCATTCACTGTCAGACTGGTCAAGGTCTGGGTCGTGGGAAGGGTGTTCCATATCAGGAACGGAATGTCCGTGTTGATGGTCGGATTGGACAAGCGAAGTTCGTCCGGGATCGTCCAGAACCGGAAGTGGAAATCTTGGTGCTGTGTATCAATGACCCGGCCATTATTGGCCAGACCTGCAGGCACACCGCCTTCAGCAACATTATTCGCCACCATTGGAACTTCAGGGCCAGCCCAAGTGTCATTCGGCGGTGCTTGGGTCTTGCCCTGCCAGTTGGTGTTCCGGGGGTTTGAAGGTGAAGATAGGTCCGCTGCAAACGGTGCATCAATGAAGAACCAAGCCATCAAACCACCTTTTTATAGGCAACACCCAGACGACCTGATGTGACAACAGCGCTGTCATTCAAAATGCCGTTTGCTGTGTTGCGAAGCCATGGGAAAATCTGCCAAGTTTCGCCAGCATAGGTGATTTCTTCTTCACCAAGGAAGGTGTTTCCAAGCCCACACATCCGAACATTCGGGAAGTCACCGCAATAGGTTCCGCGTGCGCCGGTTGCGGTGCTATTGATCAGGATGAAAGGGCAGTTCATCAAGCTGATTGCACCGCTGAACGGCGGCATGATGCTGTTATGGACGCCGGTTGTGAATTTATACCCACCACCAAGCTGCCCATCATACCCAAGAATGTTGTCGCTATCGGTGCCAAGTCCGGTGGTGTCCAGCACCCCTTCACCGTTGTGTCGATCTGCATCAGCGGCGGAATATCCAGCAGCTGGGTTTGCAGCCAACGGGGCCTGACACATATGGGTCAGATCGCTGAAGCTGTCATCGGTTTCACCATATTGACCGCTGAACAGTTTGTGGCCCCGGTTGTAGCTGTTATGTGCTTCAGATAGGTTGCCGCTGTTGGCATTTCGCGCCCATCCCCGTGCATTGTGACACATCGCATATGCGATCCCGCCATGGGTCATCCCAAAGCGCTGAATTTCACCAAACGACATGTGGCTATAAACATCAGGGTTGGCCCCATTGCTGAATTTCACCACCGCGTGCACATAATCTGCACCACTTGCCGGATCGCTGAAAAGCCACCAGCTGGAAAAGGTGTAATGAGCATTCAAGAAATGTGAACCAAGGTTGGCGACAGCATTTGCCGTTGCATCTGCAGGGCTGGAACCAATCGCCAGACGAATATAGCGTGATTGGATAACACCCCCAGCGCCACCAACAGTCACATCGTTTTCATTCTGTGTGGTTGTGGTCCAATCAACACCACGAACACGACCACCCGGCGAACTGATCGGCCAGCCTGTTCCAACGCCACCATCTTCGACCCACCCATCAGCTACAGCGAACGACAGAATGGCATTCATAAAGGCCACATAGTCGCCTGAACCAGTTGCAAAAGACATGGGCTTAATCCTCGCGTATCAGATAGAAGTTGTTGCCATCACGGCGTGTGCGGTTTGGAAAGACCCTATAGTCTTGGCCCCCAATATTCAACACCTGTTCGGGCGACAGAAGACCACCACTAGGGATGGCGAACACACCAGACAGCGCCATCAGGTTGCCATAGACGCGGCTTTGAAGAATGCAGGCAAAGATTGGCAAATCATCCTGTTCAGTTGGGTCAAGGCTGTCAAGGAAGTGCGATCCACCGCTATCGTTATCGCCCATCTGGCAATAGGGGAAGTTTCCGTCACCGACACCAGACCCAAAGCTGAAGGGGTGGATCGTGTAATCAGACCCAGTGAAGATCAGATTGTCCACGGAACTTTCTGCACGATTTTGAACAGATTGCCACGTGTTGTCCCACAGGCGAACACGTGCGGCGGCATTACCGGGATCACAGAAGACTGATTGTTCATTGCCGATGTCGCCAAAGGCGTCGAAGCCGTCTGCTGTGCCGCCGATGTAAAGCGGGAACCCCCAATCATCCGGCTGGGCAAATGCAGCGCCGAAACCCATATACATGGATGTGTAATCAGAAGCGCCAGACTTCACGACCACAATTATGCGCAAGCTGTTGACATACAACCAATAATCGACTGAACCGCTGTCAAAGATCAGCTTTCGGGTGTTGTTGCCATCAGCGCCTTCTTCATTCCCCAGATCGAATTCAGTTCCGGTGAATTCAGTGAAGCCACGCATTTCCAGATAGTGGGAATTGGTGGACAGGGTGAAGGCCGATTTCGCGCCAACATAGACGCGGCGTGCGGCGTCATAACCCGGCCCTTGCCAGACCCACCAGTCATCTTCGCGACGGCCATCGCCGGTCGCCTGTGACGCGGTGCCATTGGTCCGCTTCTGGGTTGTGGAAACGTGACGGCCCAGCAAATAGCCATCATCGAACGTGTAGGTCCGTGTCTGGTTGTCCACCCAGCTGATGCCTTCCAGCTGTTCGTCCATCGTGCACCATGTCCGTGCGTCATGCGACCACTGAATGTGGAACCGGGTCGGGGCTTCGTTTTCGTTGTTGCACTTCATGACACATTCACGAATGATCTGGGGTGCCCCGAAATCATACATGACCCAAGCAAATCCGGCGTCATCAATGTCTTGCGACTGCCAGAAGGAACCACCCGGCAACAGGTTTCCAACCACGTTCGTTCCGTCATCACTGGAAGCCGACCAGTTGCCAGCCACGGTGGCAAGGTTAGCACCACCGACAGTTTCACGGAATTCAACATCTTCCAGCTGGAAGAAATCGAAGCTGTTGATCTGCTGTTCGGTCATCAGGATGCGCCAATACCGCGCCGCCTTTGGTGATACAGGGACCAGATCGGTTTCGCCGCGCAGCTTGACCCAGCCGTTGGCTTCCACGAAGGTGCTGATCTGGCTTAGAAGATCAGAAGGGCTGACTGCTGTTCCGGTTGTAAAGGGCATATTCTCTTATCCTTGGGCTATCTGACGCACTGTCGATGCGTTCCGTTGAAGCATATTGATGACTACCTGTTCGCCTTCAGGGTTGTCAAATGCATTGACCACTTCGCCGTTGCCGATCTGGGCAACCACGTTCACAGGCGGCGACTGAACCACAGTCGTTCCACCGCCACCATTGACACCGCCATTGCGCTGCTGGCCGGGTGTCGATACGTCCACACGTTCCCCACGGGTTGCCCGGAAGGCGACCAGCTGGCTGTCAGGCGTGTTGTTGTTCCCACCGACCATGGCAGACCCACCGTTCTGGAAGCCCAGCAGGCCACCCAGAAGACCACCACCGCCGCCAAGCAATCCACCGCCGCCACCGAACAGGCCACCCAGCAGCTGGCTGAACAGCTGGTTCGCGGCCAGCTTCAGCAGCTGTGCGAAAAGGTCTTGGAAGAACTGGCGCACGTTGAACTGGCCGGTCTTCGCGAATTCGACAATGGCATCCGTGGCGCTGTTGAAAGCGTTCACCACGAAGTCAGACATCTGCTGTCCGATGTTGTTCGCTTCCTGTGCGATCCGGGCAAGGCCGTTCAGAAGCCCACCGCTGATGCTGTTGTCCAGCGCGGTGATTTCCACGTTCAGATCGCGCATTGCAGCGCTGAATTCTTCCGAACAGATCTTACCCTGATTGAACAGGTTGGTCAGTGCTTCCTTGCGCAGCTGCAGATCAGCCAGCGGCTGGCGAAGGCTTTCAAGGATCGTCTGCTGTTCCTTCAGCAGCTGATTTTCACGGGACAGTTCGTTGTTCGATTGCGCACGGCTTCCACCGGCCCCGCCACCCGTGCTGGATGTTGGGATCGTGACTGGGAAAC